ATCTCTCTATGATAGTTGCTGGTCAAAAGACCTTCAGCTTGACTTAGTAAGTCGGCTCTGATTTCGAACCCCGATTTATTATTATTCGACATATTTTTCTCCTGTGTGTATGTGTCTATCCTTTATTGGATAATATTATTTATACAAAAAGAAAAGGGGAACCGAAGCTCCCCTTTAAGTTGAGTGTTAAACTCTGGCTTACACCATAATGTCGTCTACTCTGAAGATTCTGAAGTATTGGTTAGATCTATCTGAACCGACACCATCTGCAGCTACGTATGGGTTTGCGACCATTCCGTATCTGGTTTTGAATCCTATCCTTGGTTGGAAATCGTTCTCACCAACGGCTTTAACCATTGTTAATGGAACGTATGGGCAGTAGAATATTCCTGCGTCATATGGGTTTGTACCCCTGTAACCAACACAAACGAAGTCTACAGTTGAATAAGGATCTATGTAAACTTTAACTCTTCCATTTAATACACCAGCAAAAGTATTACCTGTGTCGTCAACGTTTAAGTTAGCTGATAGTGCAGGAGTATAATCCAACATTCCAGCAGCTGCAAGTGCAGAAGCAACATCTGAAGAACATAAGATAAAGTTACCTTTTCCTCTTCTTGTTTCTTTTGCGATTACATTACATTCTCTTTCAATCTGCATGATTAAGCCTTTAAATCTCTCAACCATCCATCTTCCGTCTGAATCAGTGTTTACATCAAAAATACCACTTACAGCAGTAGATGTTTGTAAAGCACCAATTTTAGCAGTCTTAAGAACTGAACGTACAACTTCTCTGTTGATTTCCGCAAGGATTTCAGCAGATAGGATATTTGCAAGTTCACCTTCAGCATCCAATCCGTGGATAGCTTTAAGATCTTGTGCAAGTTCCATTGTGTATTCAGCTTTTAAAGCTCTTGATTTAGCAGTTACAGTCGCTTTCTCGATTGTAAAAGCCATTTCGCCGTATGAACCATCACCTGATTCACCAACACCTAATCTCTCTGCAGCTGCAGTCGTTAGACCAGAACCGAAAGTAGATACAGTATCAGATTCATCAGCAATAGTTGCGTCAGTGTCAGCATCAGTTACACCAGAAAGACCTGTTGGGTCTGCTTGATGAGTTCCTGTTCCTGAGAAATCAGTATCAGCTTCATTAAAGAATGCTTCTGTTCCTGATTGTGTTGAGTATTTTGACTTCATTGCGAAGATAAGACCAGTTGGTCCACTCATTGGCTGAACGCCAGCGATATCATAAGCAATTAAGTTAGGCATAGCTCTTCTTACAAGAGAGATTAATACTGGGTCAAAAGTTCCGATGTTATTCGGAGCTGAACCTGAAATATTGTTAGCAGCTGCAGCCTCAGAAATGAAATTTCCTTGTGCTTGAGCTCTTTCTTCTTGTAGGGCAACCTCTTGGTTTTCTAATAGTCTAGCTGTTACAGCTTTTCTATATCTGTCTTGGATATCTGGAGCTGACTCGTGATCGAGAACAGGACCCCATTTTTCCATTAAGTTTTTATCTGCGTTAAACATTTTATTTCCCTTAATTATTAAAGTTAGTTATAGCTTGTGTGTATTTAGACATAGACTCTGATACTGCTTCTTCTGAAACATTCTCTTCGCCTAATAAACTATCTACTTCATCAACTGATTCATTAACTTCTTTAGTGAAGTATGATTCTTTAACAGTTTTAACTTTCATTTCAAAGTTATCTTTGTTATCAAATTCAATATCTTCAACCAATGATGCTAATTTCTCAGCGTCAGTTTGTGCAAGCCCTGATGATTGTTCTCTTACTACTTCCTGCTTTTCAAAGTTTTGAACTTTAGAATGTAATTCGATATTATCATCTGTGGTTTTGTTTAAAGCACTTTCTAGCTCAGTGACTGATTCGTTGAGTTCATCAACAAGGTCCACTTTACCTTCTGGTACTTCGATGTAGTGTTCTTTGAACACTGATTGTAATGAAGTCATAAAGTCTTCAGCAATTTCAGTCCTAAGACCATTACTTACTGCAACCTTATTATCTTCCATCCAAGATTCAACAACATAGTTAAGGTATGAATCTACCTTTTCTACTAATGATTCTTGAACTTCAGTAACTTCTTCTTCTAGATTTTGTGCATATTCGCTTTCCAATCTGTCGATTTCTGATGTTAACTTTGATGTTAACACAGCTTCGAAAATAGCTTGAGCTTTATCACGGAACCCATCAGAAAGAGTAGCCTCTTCATTGATAATGTTTTCTAAGTCTTCGTCAAAGTCAATTGCTTCCACTTTCGCTTTAGCTTTTGGGTCTGCTGCGTTTGGTACTTTTTTCATACCATCTTCAGCTGATTTGACGGATGCTTCTTCATCATCGCCGAGTGCCATTTTTGAGAACATCTTTTGCGCGTCCTCTTTTCTTGCTGCTTTGAGCATATCAACTGCTGCCTGAATAACTCCAGCCTTAGTTTTAGGGACAGAAACTTTAGGAGCAGATTCTTTTTGAACCTTTTCTTCTTTTTCTTTGTCGTCCTCTTCACTGTGCTCTTCGTCATCGTGCTTCTTCATGGCATTGACTTTGTCCTTGCCATAAGTTTCATTAACTTCCTCGTCTAAAATTTCTTCAATTTCTGACATGTCTGTCTCAACAGTATCAACTACTTCTTCAGCAACATTATTTATAGCGTCGTCTGACATAGTTTTCTCCTCTATGATTTTAGATTTAATTTAGAGAGGAAATTTTTAAAGGCCTTCATTTCTACCTCAGGGAGGTTTCCAACTTTTGCTTCTTTAATCTCAGTCTCAATTTCTTCAATATCTTGTTGTCTAATAATGCCGTTGTCCCATACCCATTCACAACCCTCCATAACTCCATTTACAAATGCACTTGGAGCACTAGGGTCCTGAACTATATCTATAGTGGAAAGCATAAAATCTTTCCCCACATAACTAGCACCATTCTTATTAACAAGACTTCCCATACCACGACTTGATACACCAAGCTTAACACCACCTTCGAGTAGTCCTTCGACTATTTTTCCCATAGGTGTTTTAAGGATTGATGCCTTACCCACAATATCATTTCCTTCCCAGTGAAGGTCAGTGATTTTGTGCGAAACTTTATCAAGGTTTACTGTTGGTCCTTCTGGATGATTTAACTCTCCAACAGCTCTCCCTGTTTTAACTTGTTCGGTCACATATTTTTCTACAGCATTTTCCATAATGCTCTTTTCATATATACGACCATTTCTATTCTTTTGATTTGACTGCATGAAAACACCAGAGATAACATATGACTTTTCGCCACCTCTCTTTTGCTCTGCAATAACTTCTAAATCGTTTTCAACATATTCTGTTATTAATTTCATATTTACAGTCCTAATAGACGTTTTTGACCTTATTGGTCTTCGTCATTAATTTTTCTTTTACCAATTTCTGATGCAATATTTATTTTTTCTGCATCTAATGCACTGGTCATTTTAACAGCCATACTGGCGTTAAACTCTTTTTCTGCATTAACATTATCGCCATCTTTTAAGGCTTTAATTATATTTTCTACTGACATTATATTTCCTCGCTTTATTAATTTTATTTTTCAATCCTGTTTATATATTTATAAAAAATAAGTACTCAGTAATTAAAATTCTTCATCATCACCATGAGCTCCGGCTTTTGTTTCAGCCTCGATTTGTGATTCCATGTCTTTCATATCCTCTTCGGACATTCTTAAAACATTTTTCGCAACCCACTCATGTGATAGGTATTTACCTACATGTTCTTGTACACTTGATAAGAGGTCAAATCTTTCTCTTACCATTTCGTTTTGTTTTAATTCTGAGAAATAGTTATCCTCTATAAAATCAAAACCAATCTTTTCTTTCCAACCAGCCCAATCATCGTTTGTGATAATACCCTTTAATAACAATTGTGTTTTAAGCAATTGCATAAATAAATCACCAAACCTTTTTCTTAGCCTATCAATGAATTTTTTAAATTTAACTTCATCTCTAGAGATTTCGGTACTTCTACCTAAGGTAAATTGTGCCTCTTGTTCTAATCTATTAACCGGTACATTTAATGATTTATATAATTTCTTTTGGAAATACATAATATCATCTATCTGTCCTAAATTCTCACCACCTGGTAGTGTGGTAATCTCGGTCCCTCTTCCACCTTCCCTACGCGGCAGGAAAAAGTCCTCGAGCATTGACATATGTTTTCTATCATCTTTTATGTCGCCGGTTTTAGCATCATAAACCAATTTATTTCTATATTGATTCATAATACCTCTTAAGTATTCTTCTGCTTTACCTTTTGGTAAGTTACCAACATCAATATAGAATATTCTTCGTTCTGGAGCTCTGGAGATACGATATATAACCACAGAGTCTTCCATCATTCTTAATTGATTAACAGGTTTTAAAGCCTTATGTAAATAGGATAATATCCTTTTACGCGATGGGTCCATTTGGCCTGATGTGCAAAATGCAATAGCATCAGGATATATTTTTATCCCTTGGTCCGCAACATTTAATCTTTCATCTTGGTAAACAAAATATTCATCTACCTTTTTAATTATTTTTGCACCAGTAGTTGGGTCAACATCATGTTCGACTTCCTTAACCTTCTTTAATTTGGCGGGGTCGATATAATTAAGTTGTTTAATACCTAACTTTGGTTTGTCTGAATCAATAATAATATGATATGGTAACCTTCCGTCAACATACCATTTTCTAAATATCTCATGCCCATTTGCATGAAAGTTTAAAAGTTTTAATATTATATCAAACTCATTTTGTATACTTTCTTTTATCTTGTCTGATATTTCTAAATCATCTAGTATAAGATTTACTGGTGCCTCATTAGTGTCACCAACAATCGCTTCATTAATAATATCTTCAATTGCAGCATCACATTCGGGCTGTGAAGATATATCTCTGTATTTCATTATTAAATCAATATCGGTCTTGGCTTTGTCGCCTTCCATATCGATAAATGCACCAAAATGTCCACCAGCTTGGATAACGCCTGCGCCATCTTCATCACCGGTTTTTGGTACAAACGAAGGTCTTAAAGGTTCCTTCCCTTTCCTATTGATTTCAAAACCAAAAAATTCTGCCATATTTCACCTCATATTATCGGAGGGGAACTAGGTTCCCCACCTTTAATACTATTTATATACCTACGAAGTAGTGTCTGATTCCCAGTATTGAACCTGGAATTCCATTGTGAACTCTTCTATAGTGTTTTCGGAATCATAACTGACTTCAATCTCAGACATATTTGTAGGGAAAATTCCTCTAAAATTATATGTCTTAGTAACTTCTCCAGCCTTATTCAATTGTTCAACAATTGCGTCTGACTGATAATCACTTGGATTTGAAAGT